GCTATACTTACCAACATATTTCCAAAATCTTTGGTATTTATTCTACCTTTGTATTCTGCCACTTGTTCCAAGTTTTCAATATCAATCACGTGAAATGCAGAATAGTCTGCACTATCACCACGACCAACATCTGCACATACAATGTAATTCTTTGAATAATTAGCAGGTTCCCAAACCCAACAATTATTATCAATACCTCTTTTTTCTAATGGGTCTTTACAACTTCTTTGTCGTAAGTTTTCCAATAGTGTTGCGTCAATCACACCAGTACCTGATGTTAAGAAGTCACAATCACATTCTTGAGCTGCTGAACTCACACCAAGTAAAGTATCTTGTTCCTTTCTCCACTCATCACCTCTATCTGGATGTACAGTCCAATGTAACTTGATTGGATTAAACATACCAAGAGCTTCTTCAGCTTCTACCCAAGTTTTGTGGAACCAATTACCCACACCATTTGGTGTAGATAATGCGATACATTGACCACCAGTCGTTAAAGTAGATTGTGCTGCTGTCCATATTTCATCAATCTTATCAATGAATGCTGCCTCGTCTAATATTAATAATGATAGAGCTTCTGAACGAGCGGCTTCTGGACCTGATGATACTGCCTTGATTTGAGAACCATTACGATATCTCAAATTCAATTTGTTATCTTCCACACATTTTTGTTTCAACCAACTTGGTAGATTTGCGTGCATAACACGAACTTTTGTTACCAAGTTTTTTGCTACTTCTTGTTTCGTTGCAATTACCAAGATGTTTTTATCTTGTTGGAAAGTCATCATCCACAAACTATATCCAGCGGTTAATGTTGAAATACCCAACTGACGAGCTTTCAAAATTACATTGAATCGTTCTTTTGTAAACTCTCCAACTACCTTTTCTTGAAAATCATACAAATCAAATGGTATCTTGCCTTGAATCGGGTGTTGTATCATACAATATTTTTTCATAAAATATGCAGGGTCTTGTGCACATTTTATATATTCTTTTTTGATTACTTCTTTTATTTGTTCTGCCATTAGTCTACTATTTGACCTGCCAATCTAACCGATGTAGCAGTCATCAAAACTCCATATGTAAAGTATAACCACTTATTCTCATACCATTTTGGTTTGACAAGTTGTACTTTTTGTTCAAGAAGTTTGTTGGTGTCTTTTAGTAGATTAATTTGAGTTGTTTTGTTAGCAATCAACATAGAATCTATTGCAGAGTTTTCTTCAAAAAGTTTTAGTTGTGATTCTAAATCATCCACTAAAGAAACATTCAAACTATCTTTTAGTTCTAATTCCTTAATAGTATTAGTGAATCCTAAAACTTCTTCCTCAGTAAAGGTATAGGTTTTAGTTGTATCAACTTCTTGAGAAAACAATGTTCCCAATAATAATATGTAAATAAAATATCTCATATATATAAATATATACTACTTACTAAACTTCTTCAAAAATTTTACTGCTTCATCAGCATCGTCTGTTTTGACTGCTTCACCAGCTTTTTCAAGTTGTTTTTTAGTAGTGGTTACTTTTCTTTTTAATTTAGCTACTTCTTTTTTGTTAACTTTTTTCTTAGATTCAAGAACTTCTACTTCTTTCTCAAGTTCTTTAACTTCGTTATTCTTAACTTTAATAGCTTTGTCTAATTCTTTGACTTCTTTCTTTTTATTTCCACCAAAGAATAGGTTTAATATCATTTGTATGATGTTCATTAGTTAGCTCCTTGTAGTTGTTTTTCTGCTTCATCGACCATTTGTCGTTTTTCTTTTATGAAATCTCTTGCTTCTGAAATGGTTTTTTCAAACTCTTTTTCACCCATTTCCCAATTGTCTGATTCTAACATTGGTGTATTGACACCCACATTATTAAACCATTCTTTTTTACCGCCTGTTTTTTCAAAGTCATCTATACTTTGTTCTAAATCTTTTAATTGTGATTTTTGATTTTCTAACATCTTTGAGTAAGCGTATTCTCTAAACTCACCATTGATTCTCATTTTGTTTTCCATTTCTATTTGACAATCAAAACAATGTCCCATCATTCTCCAAAATTTATCATCAAGTCTTTTCTTCATTGTTTTTTGACATTTAGGACAAAACCAAGGCATCCTAACTTTTGACATAATGTCAGTTAATTCTGACTTTCTTGTTTTACCACCAAGGTCTTCTTGTTTACCCTCGTATCCTACTTGAACATACTCTTTCTCGTGTTCTCTTCCACTAATTATATCTTGTAACGCTTTATTCTGTCTTTCTGCTTCTTTCGATTTATTCGCCATTGTAACTCCTTAAAATCTTAAACTACCTAATATTTGATTGATTGGTGCAAATGCTCCTGTGAATTTGTATAGGTTTCCTTTATACTTGAAAACCAAGCCTTCACTCGGGACAATTGCGTTTGCTCCACCGATAGCTTCTAATTTTTCTATTTGTATTTTTAATTTTTCTAACTTTGCCAGATTATCTGGTTTTTGTAAATCTTTTAATGCACTTTCTACATCGTTTCTAATCTTTTGAACTGCTTTATCAGGAGATACTGCTAAAAACCCTTTTATATTTTTTAGTATTTCTGCTCCTACTTGGAAGAACAATATCTCAAATGGTTTTATATTTTGTTTAAAAATCTTTATATGATTCATCTTGTCTGTATCCAATACCCATTTATTGAATTCTGGATTACCTTTAAAGTCTTTTCTAATTTGTGGTATTTTGTAAGACTTGTCAAAAAATGCCCAACGATTAACCAACTTAACAAATTGGTCTGGTTTGATATTCACATTAAATTGTTTACCTGCATTGAATACATACTCTCTCCAAAATGCCTGATGATATTCACCTAATCTACTTGAGTCTTTCAATCCATATTGTGATTGTAATTTATTTAGTCTTCCTAAAAATCTACTTTTTAATTTAGAATAGTTCTGAACTTTTGGAACCTTTAAAAAGTTAGGTCTACCAATCTTAAATCTTTTTTGTATATTTTGATTTACTTGTCTAATCATACCTTCTAACATACGAGCGCCCTCTTTTGAATATCCTATTTGTTTTCCTGATTTATCATATTGTATTGTTCCGTGAAATACTATTTCGGCGACATCATAGTCAATAATGTTTGCTGTTTGTGGATATATAACCTCTAAATTCATCCATTTGGTTCCATTACCAAATACCTTTTTCTTCTGTGCTGGTGATAAAGAACCAATTGCTTTTTCTAAATCTTTCATCGCACCTACGAATGCAGTCTTAATATTTCCTCTACCTGAGAATAAACTTGCAACTCCACCAACATTCAAAGATGTTTTACCACCATTTTTTAAATGTCCTTTGTTTCTAGCTGCTCTAAGACTATTACCTACCCAACTTACCATTAGGTTTTGTCCGTCAAGTTTTTCAGACACCTTATCCTCACGATTAAGCTTTCCACTTAACCCTATAATAATTATGTTCTTCAAATCTGAAAATGTCAAATTATTATCATCAAATGGATGATTCATATGTCCATATGCTCCACCCTCTGTCAAAAATACTTTTTTTACATCTTGAACAAAACTTTCAGATAGTTTTTCTTTTGTGCTTTTGACATCTTTAGTTATATCAGATTTATC